TAATAATGTGTCTTTATTATTACAAGCAGTAAGTTTAGAAATATTATTTAAAGATTTGAATAATGCTGATTTAATGCAAGAATTGCAAAAACAAGATACACAATATTTTGAAAAAATAATTCAAAATCAAAATGAAATTTTAACTCTTTTAAGAAAGGAGGAAAATAATGGAAGAGAAAGTAATTAAAAAGATGGAAGAGTCCATTGAAACAATTTTAAATGAAGGATTGAATACTAATAATTTGGACCATTTGTATAAATTAAGTAAGATAAAACACATGGCAAAGGAGGATGAGAATATGAATTATGGCAATTATAGCGGTTATGGTAATTATGGCCGTGATGAATATGGCACTTATGATGGCTATGGTGCAAGAAGAAGAGATAGTCGTGGAAGATATATGGAAAGTGGTTACGATAGAAGATATAGAGGACACGATGATTTAGATAGAATGTATGACAATTATGGTCGCTATATGGAATCACGTGAAAGATATGGCACTAATGAAGATACAAAGAAAAGTTTAAAATATATGCTTGAGAGTATGGAAGATTTTGCTAGGAAATTAAAAGATGAAGCACAATCACAAGAAGAAATTCAAATGATTCGTAGTACTGCTCAAAGAATAGCACAAATGTAATGAGATATTATTTTTACAATGCAAATAGTCATAATAATTTTATTGACGATTGTTTTCCTAGAGCATATTCAATAGTAATGGATATTACTTGGAAAGAAGCTTATAAAGAATTATGCAAAAGTGCGATGGAACAAGGCTATATGATGGATAATGCTGTTTTTGTAAGAAATTTTTTGGATAATAAATTTAAAAGAATTCCATATATTGAAACATATATTGGTGAATTTGCGGAGAATCACCCTGTTGGTAAATATCTAATAACAACTAATGGACATATAACAGCGTGTGTTAATGGGTATATTATAGACACTTGGGATTGCACTAACAAAAAAATTGAATATGTATGGAAAATATTATAATTGTATGTTATAATTATATATAGAGGAGTACCACAACTGCTCCTCTAATACTTTGTTGTGGGAGGTATTTTTATTATGAGTAAAATAAACGATTTGACAGACAAGAAATTTGGGAGATTAAAAGTTATTAAATATTATGGAAGCAATAAAAATGGTAGAGCATTATGGCTATGTCAATGTGATTGTGGAAATTTAAAAATTGTTATTGGTAATTCACTAATAAATAAAGCGACTATTAGTTGTGGCTGTTATAATAAAGAACAAGCAAGAAAAAGAAGAACAAAACATAGTATGTCATCTACTAAATTATATAAAGTGTGGCATGGTATGAAAACAAGATGTTATAACAAAAATTTTATGTATTATTGTAATTATGGTGGTAGAGGAATAAAAATTTGTGAAGAATGGAAAAAAGATTTTTCTAAATTTTACAAATGGGCAATTAATAATGGTTACAAAGAAGGATTAACAATAGATAGAATAAATAATGATGGTAATTATGAACCTAATAATTGTAGATGGGTTACAAGAGCAGAACAAAATAGAAACAAAAGATATTCAAAAAGAAAAAATATTAAAAATAGATTAGTAGAAGAAGCATGGATAGTTGAATAAAGGACACTAAGTTGTCCTTTTTTTTGCGATATGATATAATTACTTTAGGTGGTTATATGATAAACAACATATATTGGGTAGGCAAATTACACGTTATTGGTGGTGTTGAAACAGCGATGTATGAACTTGCTAAACAGTTTACTGATTATGATTTTGTTATTTATTATAATAACATACCCACCGAACAATTAATGCGACTAAAAAAATATGTAAAATGTGTTAAGTATAATGGTGAAAAACTTAAATGCAAAAAACTATTTATGAATTATGATATTTCAATAATAGATAATGTAGAAGCAGAGGAATATATCGAAATAATACACTGTGTATTTGAAAAGAATACTTTCAAACCACATATACACGATAAAATAACAAAGTATTATGCAGTAGGAATTGAGGCTTGTGAAAGTTTTAAAAGACTTACAGGAAAACAATGCGAGGTATTACATAATTTATTAGAGATTGAAAAACCAAGAAAGATATTAAGATTAATAAGTGCGACAAGATTAGCAAATGATAAAGGAAAAATAATATGGCGAATGCAACAACTTGTATATGCACTAGAAAGAGCAAATATACCTTATGAGTGGAAGATATTTACAAACGGACAACACTTGATAAATGGTAATGGTATAATATATATGCAACCAACACTTGATATAAGAGATTATATTGCTGATAGTGATTATATGGTGCAATTAAGTGATACAGAAGCATTTTGTTATAGTGTATTAGAAAGCCTTTATTTGCATATACCGGTAATGGTTACCCCCATACCATGTTTTGATGAAATGGGTGTAGAAAATGGTAAAAATGGTTATATATTAGAGTTTGATATGAAAAATATACCAATAGAAGATATATATAACAAAAAACCTAAATTTGATTATCAACCATTTAAAAACGAGTGGTTAGATAAAATAGAAAAAGTTAAAGGAAATTATAAGGAGGAATTAAAAATGAAATTTAAAGTAAAAGCGTTAATCAATTTTTGTGATATAGAAGAAAATAAAAAAAGAAATATTGGTGATGAATTTGAGTGTTCTAAAGCAAGATGTGATTTTTTATTAGAACATAAAGCGGTTGAAATTATTGAAAGTATTAATGAAACAATTGATTATAATATACCAGAAGATACGGAATTAAAGGCAGAAATAAAACTTGAAGAAAAACCTAAAAAAAAGAAAACTAACAAAAAGAAGAAAGAAGAATAGTTTTTGACTTTTCTTTTTTTTTATGCTTTAATGGTATTAGAGTGCAAGGGCACTTAATAATTTAATCTATCGAGCTCGTCCCTCGTATAAAATAGACGTAGGAGGAAATTATGAAAAGAGAAGAACTAGTTGATTTTACAGACGAACAAAAAGATTTAGTTATGTCTTTATATGGAAAAGCAATTTCAAAAAAAGACTCTGAATTAGAAACTTTGCGAAATACTAATAAAGATTTACAAAACAAAATAACAGGATTTGAGACGCAAATAAATGATCTTAATAAAACTATTGAAGAAAATAACAAATCTTTAGAAGGAATGAAAAACGTAACAGATGAAAATAACGATTTAAAAGCAGAAATTCAGTTAAATAAAAGCCATGTAAAAGATGAGTTTTTACGTTTTGTAAAAAGTGAAGTTATGGCGAATGTAAATGATACGACAGACTTCAAAACAGCACTTGAAACTTACAAAAAAGAATCTCCACAATATTTTGGAGACACAGTAGTTAAAAAAGTGCAAAGTTCACCTGTTTTAAATAACGGGGGAACACAACCACAAAGCACAAATGATATTATGAATAATATTTTGCGTAGTGGAAGAACTAATGAATAATAAGAAGGAGATGAAAAATATGCCAACAGTTTCTGGAATTACAAGAACTGATGTTGATTCTCTAATTGAAACTCAAGTTGCTAATGAAATATTTGAGGGAACAGTTAGACAATCAAAAGCATTGTCTATGTTTAGAAGATTACCAAACATGACAAGCGACAAAACAAAAATAAGAGTTTTAGACTCACTTCCTGTTGCTTACTTTGTTGACGAAGATACTAATAATGGTAGAAAGAACATTACAAAGATGGCATGGGATAAGAAATTTATTAATGCAGCAGAATTAGCTGTAATCGTTCCTATTAAGGAAAATGTATTGAATGATACAAGTATTGATATTTGGGCAGAAGTTAAGCCTAGAATAGTTGAAGCATTTGCAAAGAAAATTGATAATGCTATGTTCTTCGGTGTTGATAAACCAACAGATTGGAGAGCAGGACTAGTTCCATCAGTAATAGCTGCTGGTGCAGAAGTTGAGGAAACAGGAAAACTTTATAGTGACATTAACGATGTAATGACTAAAGTTGAGGAAAGTGGATATGAAGTTAATGGATTAATTGGTGGAGTTGGATTAAAAGGAAAATTCCGTATGATGACAGATACAACTGGACAACCATTACAGACTACTGAAATTGGTAGTATTCAAAGAAACTTCATGGACAATGGTGTTTGGGATAAAACTAAATCTACTTTAGTTGCTGGAGATTTTAAACAAGCTGTATATGCAATTCGTCAAGATGTTACATATAAAGTATTAGACCAAGCAGTTATCCAAGATCCAAGTGATGGTTCTATTCTTTATAACTTAGCACAGGAAGATATGGTTGCTCTTCGTGTAGTTTAGACTAGGATGGGAAATACCGAATCCACTCAGGACTACCTTACAAGAAATTGTATGCAGAAGTAAAATGATATTCGGTGAATTGCTGGAACGCTAAGTCAGAAATGATATGCCAATCAGCAGCCAAGCCAATGAAAGTCAGTAAAAGTAATTGGAAGGTTCAACGACTAATGGTTGAGTTATGACAAACAATAATACCGACACGAGTGCCGAACTCCTACTTATAAAATAAGAGGATGAAGATATAGTCTGGACTTATAGGAAACTGTAAGAAGTGTTGGATAAAGAGCTAACACGATAACACAATAGATGAGGCTCGGTTGGGAGATACCAAATCCTGTTAATGCTTTAAATGAAACAGAAACAAGATTCCCATTTGCAAGTTTAAAACCAGAAGGTTCAGTAAGTTTATAATAAATAAAGGAGGGCATTATGGAATTAAGTGGAAAATACCTTACTTATGAGGAATATAAGGCTTTAGGTGGCACTTTAGACCTGATGCCTTTTGAATTATTAGAATATGAAGTTAGAAGAAGAATTGATGAAAGAACGCAAAATCGTTTAAAAGGAATTGAAACTATTCCACAAGAAATTAAATTATGCGAGTTTAAATTAATGAATGTAATGTCAAGTTATGATGAAGGCTTGGATAGTGTTAGTAGAAACATAGCAAGCGAGAATACCGATGGTTATTCAGTAAGTTATGTTACTGGTAGTCAAATTCAAGAAGTTCTTAAAACAAAAGCAAAAGAAATTGATGATATTATAATGACTTATTTAGACGGCGTAATTGTAAATGGCGAACATATATTATTTTTAGGAGTTTGTTAATGCTTGTAAATAATAGTTTGACTATTTACCACAAAAAATTTGATGGTGTTACTAGGCTCGAGAAGTGGATTAGATTTAATTATGATAAAGTTTGGTATTTTGGAGGTAAGGGTGCTGGAATTAATAAAGGATATGACAACGCGAATGATGTCGAGGTTAGAATCTTTTATAAATTGAATGATAATTTAGATATTAAAAATTTTAGTATCGGTGATATTATTGTCAAAGGCATTTTAACACAAGATATTAGTACACAACAAGATTTAAGAAATTATGAAGTTTATAACATAACGAGTATTAATGATAATAAATTTGGTACAAATCCACACATCCATATTGGAGGAAAATAATGAGTGTTACAATTAAAAGTGGATTAAAACCCGCTAGTGAAATTAAGACAAGACTAGGCATACAAGAAAATGGACCAGTTCATGCTTTTTTCACCGAAACGTGTGCTAAACACATGGATAAATATGTTCCTTTTGATATTGGTAATTTGGCAGATTATAAAACAACTACTGATGAAATAAGATACGAAACACCTTATGCTTCTTATCAATATCATGGAATGCGTAAAGATGGTAGTCATGTTATTAATCCTGCACATAGAAAAAGACATATGCACCCGTTAGCGACTTCTTATTGGGATAAAAAAATGACTACAATTGAAATGCCAATTATTGAAAAAGAAGTTGAATTGTATATAAAAACACATGGAGGCGCTAGATAATGGACTATTCTGAAAAAAGAATTACTAAATTGCGTGATTATTTGTTTAATATTATAGATACTCTTATAGCAGATAATGACGAATATCAAATTAATACAAATATGCTAAGCAACGACATAAATAATTATTCTATCGACAAAGTTCCAACACAAACGACAGTTGAAAGGTGGATAACAGGAATTGAAATACACAGAGATGTATTCTCATTTAGAAGCCGAATGGCTTATTCTCAGGATGTTATCAATAATCTTTCTAATATTGGTTTTTTTGAAGATTTTGAAGCTAAAATCTATGATAATAATAAAAAAGGCATATTGCCTGAAATTGAAGGAATTGAAAAAATAGAATGTTTGAATTGTGGAACAATGAATTTTGCCGAAACAAATACAGCAGAATTTGATATTCAAATTCAAATTACATATAGGAATAAAATATAAGGAGGGATAAAATGGCTGCAATTGATATGAGCAAATTAATACCTGATGATATTGAAAAGCTAGACAGAGATAATTCGTTAGTTTCATTTTTAGATGTAACACCAACAGCAAATACAATGCAACTTGAAGTGCTTGGTATTGGTATAACTGATTATGGGATTTCTTATAATCCTCAGGTTTAACGAGTATAAACTCAACAGACCAGTTTAGTAGAAATACTATTCTAAAAAAATCTCGTGAAAACGGTGAAAATCTAAACGTAAAGACGTAGGCAATACCGTGCTAAGCCTAGAAATAGGAAAGTGTAACGACTATTCCCACAGGGGAAGTACACTCAAGCGAGTGGAAGTGCGAGACATCTAAACAAGTAAAGTTGTAGATGAAGAGATAGTCTATTCTATATGGAAACATATAGCAGTTTATAAAAGAACGGATAAACAAGTAGCGAAGTTTATTGAATACAAAAGGAACAAGAAAAATGGATTATAGAAAAAAATGCAAGAAACGTACACGAATCTAATCAAAAACAAGGAAGTGTATCACAAACAGCATATAAAGGCGATCCAGTATTTGAATTTGTTGCTGCTGGAAGAGATAAATTAAACTATAAAACACATATCGTTGATGTTGATATATTTGCTGGCGAAAATGGAGTATATCCTGCTAAAAAGACAGATGGAATTGTTACTATTACACAGTTTATGAATGAAAACGCCGTAGTAGAATATGACTTGTATTATGATGGTGACGCTGTTGAGGGAACTGTAACATTTGATAGTACAACTGGAAAAGCAATATTTACTGAAACATCAAGTTTATAAGAAACCTAGAAAAGAGGGTTTGAGGGAATTAGCCCTTTAACTCT